ACTGCATCATCATCTATCTGTGTAGTAGTGATTGCACTATTAGTTCCTGATACAAAGTTTGCTAAATCTCTTGCTTTACTCATAATTAAAATCCTATTGCTGGTACGTTATTACTTCCTACTAATGGTTCAGAAGCAAAAGCTATAACTGTGTAAACTGCATTATTATCATTTATTGCTGCTGATGTATTTTTTGTTTTAAAACCATTAGATAAAAAATCTATATCACTTCCTGTTGATTCTGCATTAGTGCCATCTGCATAAAGATAATTTCTTCTTTTGTTAATTGCTCCTGCATCTGTAATTGAAGGAGAACCTTTATCTCCTCTTTTATCATCATACATAATCCAATTTTGACCTAGAGAGCTAGACTTTATCATAACCCATGCAGGTTTAAATCCTGTATAACAAAATGCACCATTTGCATTTCCATTTCCAACATATTTTGTAATTCTAGAAAAACCAGGAATTTCAGCAAAACAGTAAGCGTGTAAAGTAGCACTAGCTCCCCATTCTGTTCCAATAGAAAATACTGAACTTGTTGGTGCTGTATCATTAAATCTTCCTGAAGATGTATTTTCAGCTTGTGCGTCATTCAATTCTAAATATTTTGTTGGGCCTATTGAAGCATGATAACATTGCCAAGTATGTGCAGAATCTGTTCTTTTAATCCAAATTGCTTTAGGAGCAACTCCAAGACCATGACCAACAGTTGCAGCACTTCCTGTAGTTACAAATTTACTTATACTAATTCCAGCAGTTGTATTAACTGAAGTAGTTGTAGTATTTATAGAACCATCATTGTTTGCTGAACCTGCTGAACCTTGAGTTTTCCAATTCCAAGAAACATATTTTGCTCCACTATTATTTAATGAATTTGATGAATCTACAGTAAATCCATCACTATCAATACTAGCCATTAATGAACCATCTCCAGCACTATGGTTGTTAGAATTTGGTCTAAGTTCTTCTCCAGTTCCTCTAATAACATCTACAAGATAATGATTTCTTGAGTTAGTTCTATCTTTTCCCCAAATTATATCAGGTTGAAAACCCACACCAGTTACAGCATTTCCATTACTTCCATTACCTGTATAAAGTTTAGTATTAAAATGTAATGTAGGTTTGTCTATTGTTGTGAATGCCATATATCCTCCTAAAAACTATTCATTCCTTTTGTTGATAAAGCTGTAAATCCTGATGGAACAGTATATTCAAAAATTGCTCCTGTATCTCCTGTGCCTGGATTTTGTGCTGACGAAACAGCAGTTGAACCAAATAAACCATTTCCAAAATTGAATTCCCAAGCTGCGTTTGTGCTTGTTGAATTATCTCCAGCAGCAAAAAAATAAGTTTTATCTGCTGTTAAAGTGAACCAAGATGTTGGACTTGATTCATCCCAATTACCTGAACCATCACACCATTGTCCATTTTTAGAAAAAGTAACTCTACCAGTTCCAGTATCTAAATCTAAAGCACATCCTAAAATATCATTAGGTGACCAATCTCCATGCCAACTACCATTACTTGAACCACCATAATAAGCTGTAGTTCCTTTTTCAATTCCCCAATCTGCATTTGATATAGCAAAACTTGAACCAGTTTGCATAAAATCTTCTCTTACTACTCCAAAAATTGCATGATTGCCTGATATGTATTTACATTCTGCATAATATTTACCTTTAGTTGCACCTAATGTAGAATATCCAGCAAGAGATTTTGATGTATAGTTAGTTGTAAATTTATTGTTACCATTTGTAGCTGAAAAAGTACCATTACCTAAATCAAGTTGTACTAAAGGATTTGTTGTAGCATAAACATTACTTGGACAATCTTTAGTAGCTGAAAGTGTACCACCACCTACAGCCCAGTCATTACTTTGACCTGATTGATCTGTAACTCCATTACCATCTTTTAAAATAAAGAAACCATTTGTACCATAACTGACCGATGGACTTGTGTTTATTTTCCAGATACCAGTTGTTGCATCTGTAGAACCAAAAGAAGA